CAAAGTTAGACAAACATAATACCCCAAGAAAATCAGTATAGCGACTTGCATTATCTGATATTACTGCATTGTCGTATCTATATGTTGAATGTAAGATTACGCCAGTTATAGTATCAGCAGCATGATCAAATGATTGCGCTAATATTACAGTTCCAGTATTCTTGTCGATAATTAGCTTTGGGTATTCTATTCCAGAGGACTTACCAAATACGAATTTAGATTTAATCATGTGGATTGATTTAAGAGATTAATAAGCAGTTTATTGTCATGCTTAGGACTTATGTTATTGCAGTCTCATATTTACTGCATCGTACCGACTTTACGGCTGCCCTGCTTACGGCTGTGATCACCGGCTGGATACGGCTGGCATATATAGCCACGCATCAACCATTACTGATCAATGCTAAGAGTTAGTAAGGGTATTGGCGTAATCGCGACCTAATACAGTTGCCATAGAAAAAGGCCGCCCCTGGTTACCCAAACGATAATGAAGGCCGGGCCAATTGTATTGTTGGTTGTCGAACTCATTGATATAAAATATTTTAATTTTTTTACTCCAAAAATTTTTAGTAGTTTTGCATCAAAATAAATTAATGCTATGGCAACTGAAATTAAATCTACACCAGTATTATTTGGCAAAGACGCTAAAGTTTTTCTTGAGAGAATTGAGTTGAATAAACTTTAAAAATATTCTAAGGTGGAGTTAGATAAGCTTCGTGAAAATTACAATAAGATTGTTAGTATTTCTAAGTTATAATTTTTCTAGCGATTGACAGATGGATTTGGTAGTGTCAATATTATTGCTTACCTTTGCGAAGTCAGATGATCTCTATGTCATATCATGAAGCAAAAGCTGAATAGACGTCGGATGGTAGCTGTGCCACTGCAATAATGTGGGAAAATAACGGTAAGATTTCTCCGATACTGACAGGAAACGGTACTCTAAGTAGTATTATATTAGACGAGGGCTCGCAGCCAATAGAGAGGCAGATGTGGTAATAGCGAGACGAGTCCGTGGAGAACACGGTGGCTGGGGACTTAAATGATCACACTCGCATTAATACGAATAAAGATATCAATTAATATAAGGGCATTAAGCAATGCTTTTGTAGAGATCTTATGTTTTGGTGTTTGGGGTTTGAAGTTAAAACGCACATGAAGATCGCCGCAGAAAATATATCTACTCGTAAAATAGCTGGCTAAATATTTGGTTGTCAGAATAATTCTCACTACATTTGTATAGTATTAATTTAAAATTATATAATATGCTTTGTGTAGAAGTTTTGAAAAATGGGGATTGTAAGGTTGAATGCCTGGGTGGTGGTTATGTTTATTTAAGAGGACTTAATGATAGCCCTGATTGTTTATTTAGATTTGGCGGAAGCAAATATTGGATTCCAACATATTTCTTTGGAGGAGTGAATGTAATTACTAGACTAACCGAAGATTATAGCCAATCTCAGGTTAAATCAATTTTGGTAAAGAAATTATTTAAAACATTAGCAGTTAATTAATCTAAACTTATTATGCGCAGTAAAGCCTCTTGCCTAGCAACGTAACTGCGCTTTTGCCATTGCCTACTTAGTTTACTTGGCAAAATGACTGATTTGTACTCAGTAGAATGCGGTTCGATTCCGTGAGTGGGCTCATAACAAATACTGAATTAGCTTAGTTGGTAAAGCACCTCGCTGATATCGAGAAGATCCATGGTTCAAGTCCATGATTCAGTACATGCGGATTGGAGAAATTGGCATCTCATTGGGCTCATAACCCAAGGTTGTAGGTTCGAGTCCTGCGTCCGCTACATGTAGTTGTTGGGTGACGAATAACAACTCTTAGATAAAATAAGCACATGCCACATAGCTTAAGCAAAAGCAGATGGACTACTAGATGTTTTTCGGTTGCAAGTATCGAATCTTGTTGTGGCACTAATTAGTTTTATATTTATAATCCCCTAAAGCACAGGAAAGACATGGGACGACAAAGAATAGTAACGCCTGAAGAACATATGAAGGCTGGTTTTGAGTGTTTATTTGACGCTAGGAGCCACTTTGAGGACGGCATGGAGTCTTACCTGCTGCGGATGAGTGAAGCCCGTGCAGACGCTGAAAACATCGTTAATATCAAAGCAGCGCTTAAGTTATTAAATTCAGCTTATGATGAAATCTCAGCTATATGGGAAAATGACATTGAATAAAAATAATTGAAAAATAGTTGGCATTTTATTTTGCTATGTCGATAATAAGCATTACCTTTGTCTTAGAATATTAATTAAAACAGAGATATTATGCAGGAAGAAAATGTTGAAAGTGTACTTAAGGAGATGAAATATTTAGAGTCTAATTTTACATTGCACTTTAAATCTATGGAATCATTCAAACAAGGCATCGACTTTATTAACGAGACTGTCAGGGAATGGACTAACGATGGTAAGATTACAGCTAGAAAAGCAGTTTTAAACTTTAAAGAAAATACATTAGAAATCGAAGTAACTATGCGCATTGAAGGCGAAGACGATTCAATCGAAGACATTAACATTTAATACTCGCACGCTAAAACACACAAAACTCAAGTTCTCAAAGCTTACATTTAAACAACTCGATCCCGGTCACGTTAAATGGCTGGGATTTTTTTATTGAAAATAATTTAAAAATAATTACCATTTTATTTGGTTGGTATTATAGAAAGCATTACCTTTGCTAAGTAATTAAAAATAAGAGATATGCCGAAGTATAAATGTACAAATGTAACTTGCTCGAAGTATAACGAGACTGAAAGTATTTCAAGTACTAGAATTACAATAGTTAATGGAACAGCACTTGATAGAAATGCATACTGCCCTATTTGCGGCGATTTAAGAGAGGTAGTTAGAGAGGAAGGTATAACTACCAATATTGCAGGAACAAACGATCAGAGGAATAGAATGGCAAAACAATGGTAAGATATGAGCGGAGAAGGATTGAGATACAATAATGGCAAAAAGCGTTATGATTTAATACAACCAGACGCATTGGCTGGGTTAGTTGATGTATTGACTTATGGCAGTACTAAATACGCCGAGAGAAATTGGGAGCGTGGAATGAAATGGAGTAATGTGATCGCATCTCTCAAAAGACATCTAGCTGCTATTGAGCAAGGAATAGATTATGACGAAGAGACAAATATGAAACATGCAGACCATCTTCAATGCAACGCTCACTTCTTAAGTGCTTATTATAAGATATATCCACAAGGAGATGATCGTGCTCATAAGTATCTTAAAATGCCCAAGATTGGCTTAGATATAGACGATGTTATTTGCGATTTTATATCTGCATTTACAACTAAGTTTAATCTGCCAAATCCAACTGCATGGTCATTCTCATATGCCAATTCAGAGAACTTTAAATACTTAGCAGAACATCCAGAAGAGGCTAGTGAGTTTTATTTAAATATGCCTAGAAAGATTGATCCTAAAGATATGCCATTTGAACCACATTGTTATATCACGTCAAGGTCAATACCTACAGAAGATATGACTAAGCAATGGATTGAAAAGAATGGTTTTCCATGTAGTCCAGTATATACAGTGCCATTTGGAGCATCCAAGGTTGAAGTAGCTAAAGAAGCTGGTATAGATATCTTTGTGGATGATAAGTTTGAAAACTTTGTGGAATTAAATAACGCTGGAATATTCTGCTATTTATTTGATGCACCACATAACCAGAGATACGATGTAGGCAGCAGGAGGATTAATAAACTATCAGATATAACAAACAAATAATATGAGAAACGAAGCATCAATATCACGTTGGTTTTTATCACAAGAAGATGATGACGAACAAGAATTTTTAGAAATAGATGAGAGATATCTAAGTGCCAATTTTAATATAAATATGAAGCTAAGAGAATTTGTAGAGATATATGATTTAATAGAAGACTCTCATAAAATTCAAAAGTTGGAAGAATTACAGGCTTGGATTAATTACGAAAAATCTAAATTAACTAAATAAGATATGACTAAAGAAGATTATAATAACGTACCAGTAGAGTTTTGTAGTAAGGCAACATGTTGCTCGTTAGATATTAGAGAAGATGATGAAGGCACTCCATATTGCCATGAATGCGGTGGATTAAAGATTAGTAAAACTAATATTAAAGAATGGGAAGAATATTATATTATAGCCCATGGTGATAAATTTTTAAATATGAAGCGTAATGCCACAATTGAATAAGAATACTCAACAACATTTAGATTTAGGATGGATTGAACAGGCAGAGTTAGATTATATGAACGAGTGGAAGACTCAGATAATGGAAGGTATTCTTGCGTCGAGTAGAGATAAATTAATTAATAACATTAAAGATGCAACAACCGAGTAATGTTAACAGAGCTAAAATCAGTTGCACTAAAGCAACCATCTGTGAAGAGTGGTTGAATGTACTAAAGCCTTTGCATGGGTTGTGCGATTCAGAAATAACATTAGCTGCTAGATTCTTAGATAAGCGTATTGAGCTACAGGAGAAGATTACAGACAATGATTTAATAGATGAATACTTACAGACCACTAAGGTTAGAGCGTCGATCAGAGGGGCTGCAAACATCAAGAATATGGCTTTGTTTCAGAACATGATGAGCAGCTTACGTAAGAAAGGGTTTTTCACTGAGGGGGATAAGATAGCAAAAGTATTTATTCCCAATATTAACGGTGACTCTAAGTTTTTTAAAGTTGAATTTATTTTTAAGATAGACTAATATGGGAGAATATGACTTAATGGTTAAGTGCTCTGATGAATATTGTCACGCTTTAAATGATTCGTCAGATGATAAATTATCACACAGAGAAATTGATTTAGTAATAAAAGCATATACTAATGGATGGGTTTGTCATGCTTTATTTGCAGATGAAAATTATTACAAGTTAATTGAAAAATTAGGATGGACAAAGTACTTGACAAAATAATCATAGACATTGCTAAGCAATATGATATTGATCGAAAAGAAGTTGAACTAATACTTAATAGTCCTTATAAGTTTATGAGAGATATAATAACATCACTAGAACTTAAAGGCAAGCTTTATCCAGAGACTGTAGATATGAAAAAGAATTTTAACATGCCAGTCTTATTTAAAATGTATGTAAACGAATATAAGTTGAATTTATTAAACACTAAAAAAGAAGATAATGACACAGAAGAAAACACCAGTGATTAGCGCATGTCCCATGTGGAATTTTATGTTTCTCACATGTAATGAGAAAGAACGAGTCAGCAAAAGTGGGTTAATCCTATCAACAATTGATACTATTGATATCAAGCAGGATATTCTTAAAGTAGGCGATTCAGTTCGTACGCTTAAACCAGGATATACTGTAGAGATTGATTATAGACCATATGTTGTAAAGGATTGGAAAGATCAGAATAATCCTACACTTGTAGAAGAAATGGAACGGAAGGCAACTAAAGCTATTGCTTGGCCTATTCAACTTATTGATGGGGTAGAGGTAATGGTGGTGCCAGATAGTCATGTGAGAATGTATTGGAAGAATGGCATAGAATAACAATTAAATTAATAGCAATGGAAAGATATATTGGAGTAAAATTAGTAGAAGCAGAATTATTAAGTGCAGAAGAAGCCTTTGCTCAGGGTTTGATTAGAGCTGATTATATTGAAAATCAAGATGGATATAAAGTAGTATATGACGATGGATACATATCTTGGAGTCCAAAGGAAGTATTTGAAAAGGCATATAAAGAGATTTGGCCAGTTGGAGTAAAATTCTTAGATATGACTATCAATACAAATACTGGATACTGGCATTTTATAAAGAATGAACCCACTGGTAGTTCAAACTAATAACTAAGGAGCTTCGGCTCCTTTTTTGTTGATATCAATATAATAACTATCTTTGTATATATTATTAAAATAAACAAAATGGTTACGAGCGATGAAATTCTCGCATTGGGATTTACCAAAGTAGATGCATGGTCTACAGACGTTACTGATTCATATCGCTACATAGTGAATAGATATGATAAACCTAGAAATACTATCAATTTATATAGGCTTGATAGACTAATTGATACAGACTATATGGAGTTAAAATCTACATTGCAGAGAGAGACTGACTTTAACATGGCACTCATGTCCTTTAATGGAGAGTTAGAAACTATTGATGAGTTGTTTGACTTATTTGAGCTAATGAGGGAGCGTAATAGAACTATATAAGAATGAGACTATTAGAGTTTGATAAATCGTCATATGAGGTTAGATTAACCGAAGAGGTTACTTTATTAGAGCCTTTCGCCAGGATACTACGTCGCGATAAGAGTAGAGACAAATCACTTGCAATTAAGGAGATATCGTTTTTATACTTCTATTCAGACATCACAAGTCCGTATCAAGGGATTATAGATAACAATGATAGATACCTTGAAATTGCCAAAGATATAGACCTGCCTAAGAGTTGGAAGATTGACAAGGTTATTCAAGATGCAATAGGCTTCTATAAACAGCGTTCTAAGACCGCTATACACACTTTGTATGACGCAGCTATGGTTGCTGTATCTGCAGTGAATGACACGCTTAAAAACGCTAAAAACCTCATAGAAGAAGCTGACGATAAAATAGGGGCAACACAGAAGATTTTAGCTACTATAGAGAAAGTTCCAAAAGTAATGGCCAACCTCCGCGATGCAGAGAAAGAACTGATTCGCCAGATTGAAGATAAGGAAGGTAAGAAGATTGGTAGTAAAACTTTCAATACTTTTGAAGAACTTGATACACTGATAGATAATTAATATGAATGTAAAGAAATTTGAAGTACCAATATATAATTATCCTATAGTATTATACTTTGGTCAGAATCAAGATTTTATTGACTATTGTAGAAAAACATATAAGCAAATTCCTGGCGAAAACTTTGATGATTTTGCAGAGGGATATGCAATGCAATTAGAGCGTGTTAAAAATGGCGTTAAGGAACTTAATCTAGTAATGTTTATTCGGGATAAAGATCGGTTTGGAAATACAATTTCTGAGACAGTAAATCACGAGGCAATACATATTGCGTGGACAATACTTGATTTCGTTGGTATATCTTTAAATGAACAAAACCATGAAGCACTGACATATCTAGTGACATTTATTACTAGAGAGGTAACGAAGAATATAGACAAATGGACGAAGTAGGAACTGATTTTATAAAAACAAATCAATATCAGACTAAGCTGACAGAGGAGCTTAGGAAGTCTTTGCATAAAGAAGTATGGCAAGATTTGATAGATTTCTTAGATTCTGTAAAGTTTATTAATTGGCTCATACAGCCAGAAGAAATACGTGGATATGCAAAAGATAGACCAAGGCCAGTTGATGAAAATGGAAACTTTGCATATGAAGATAATAGAAAGTTAATTGACCTAACTAAACCACATATTCTTGAGAATATGGATTTCTTTAGAGAGCGAGCACTATACTTTGAGAAGCATGGTAGATATACACATTTAAGGCCAAATCCTAATCCAAGGTCAGAATATGCTAAATTTTGGAAAGAAGAATTACATAGGTGGAAGTATGGCCTAGTTAGAGAAAGTGATGGAGAATGGATTCCTGGTGGATATTATTTTTATTTAAACTATAGTCCAATCTGGCTAGTAGAAGAACAACGTGTTAATACTAAAACTAGATCAAGAGGAGTTCGTAAAAGAGCATTTGCTAAGGTATGGCTAGGAGATTATTTATTCTTTCATTATATAGAGCAAGCCAGAAATGATGGAGCTCATGCTAAAATTTTAAAATGCCGCGGTGTTGGCTTTAGTTTTAAGTTAGCATCACTGTCTCCACGGAATATGTATGTAGAGCCAGGATTGCCAAATTTTCACTTAGCTTCTGACAAGACATTCTTAGATGGAGACAAGGGAGTATTTGGAAAAGTAATGGATAATTTAGACTGGATAGCAGAGAGTACTCCACTACCTAAAATGAGGCTTATTAATGGTATTAGATCTAGAGAGATTCAGCTTGGATTTCAAGATGACTATGGAGTTAAAAAGGGATTAAAATCATCTGTATATGGTATTTCATTAAAAGACAATCCCGAAAAAGCTCGTGGAATTAGAGGCCCATTAATACACTATGAGGAAGATGGATTGTTTCCGAATCTAGAAAAAGCATGGAATGTTAATAGAGATGCGGTTGAGCAAGGTACTGTTACTCATGGAGTTATGGTTTGCGGCGGCACAGGCGGAACTGTTGGGTCGAACTTTGAGGGGTCTGAAAAACTATTTAGGAATCCATTAGCATATAATATTCTTGGGATTCCTAATGTGTTTGATAAAAACTCTAATGGCGAGACTGTTTGTGGATTTTTTTGGGGATCATATATGAATAGAGAAAAATGCTATGATGAACTGACTGGAGAACCAGACGTCATCAAGGCATTAATTGAAGTGTTACAAGAACGATTTGTAATTAAATATAATTCTTCAGATCCACAGGTTATAACTCAACGTATGGCTGAAAAATGTATAACTCCATCAGAGGCGGTTATGCGTGTTACTGGTACTATCTTTCCAGTTGCAGACTTAAAGGATTATAGAGATTCAATAAAATTACAAGGCCAGAGGTTCTTTGATACACATTATGTAGGAGATTTAATATCAACACATAATGGTATTGAGTGGAAACCAAGCAATGATGCTTATCCTATAAGGAGATTTCCTACTGGTACTGATAAACCTGAAGGCGCAATAGAAATATTTGAAATGCCTAAAACTGACAGTAATGGTAAGATTGATCCAAATAGATACTGTTCTGGAATCGATCCCTATGACGATGACCAATCACAAACAACGTCGCTAGGAAGTATCTTTATATTCGATTTATACACAGATAGGATTGTAGCAGAATATACTGGAAGGCCAAAGTTTGCTAATGATTTCTATGAAATATGTAGAAGGCTTTTAATATTTTACAATGCAAAATCCAACTATGAAAATCAAAAAAAAGGGATCTACTCATATTTTGATCAAAAAAGATCACTTCATCTACTTTGTCATACTCCACAAATTTTGCGAGATATGGATTATGCAAAAGATGTCGGTTTTGGAAATAAAGCCCTCGGAACTGGAGCGTCAAAGGCAATTAATTCATGGGGAAGAATGCTTCAGAGGGATTGGTTATTATCACCAGCATTAATCCAAGATTTTGATGAGGATGGAAATCAACTCGGTGAAAAACTTAATATGCATACAGTTAGAGGAATTGCTTATTTGGAAGAACTTATATCATGGAATATAGATATAAATACTGATAGGATTTCTGCTATGGGTATGTTAATGATATACAGAGAAGATCGATTAAAATACTTATCAAATAAGACTTCTGACGTAGAAACTGACGAAGTGGATAAATATATCGAAGAGAACTACAAGAACGCTTATGAGGGGCTAAATAGCTATAGTAAGTGGCAGGAGGATACTACGTGGGATTAATCCCCAAAAACAATTGTGTAAATTTGTAAACTTATAGAAATATAAATATGTCAGCAATTCAAACGTCAGGATTTCCTAGACAAAAATTACCATCTTCTAAGAAGGGCAAAGATTGGCGACAGGCCCATCTAGACTGGGCAGATAAGAATAGTTATCTCTTTAATAATAGCGTGCGTAGATCTCTGCGTGGCAAGAAGATTAACTATGACTTATTCAATGGAATACTCCACGAAGAAGACATGAAAAAAACTCTTAACCCACAGAATAAACGCGTTGGGTTAATACCTAGAGATATTCAGCATTATTCAATAATTAACAATCCATTAAATGTTCTAATTGGCGAAGAGTCAAGGCGTAAGCATGATTACATTGTTAAAGTTTGTAATGATGACGCTGTATCTTCTATTGAGCGCGCTAAAGTTGAAGAAGCTCAGCAGAGAATAACAGAAGTAATTACCAATGAGTCTATCTCAGAGGAAGTTGCAAAAAAAGAGATTGAAAATATTCAGCAATACTTTAATTACAGATGGCAGGATCTTCGAGAGAAGCGTGCCAATTGGTTGTTGAAGCATTATATGAAAGAGAACTTCTTTGATTTCAAAATGAATCAAGGGTTTAAAGATGTCTTAATTGCTTCTGAGGAGATATATCAACTAGATATACGTAGTAATGAGCCAACTTTTGATGTGTTAAATCCAAGGAAAGTCTATACATTAAGAAGCGGATATTCATCTAAGATAGAAGATTCTGACATTATTATACTTGATGATTATTGGTCGCCTGGTAAGATTTTGGATATATATTATAATGACCTGAAAGATAAGGATGTAGAATATATCGAGAGTATCAGCAACGCTAATCTTATCCAAACTGATGAAATGGGCAATATAGAAGAGCGTAATGCATTCTTATATTCTCCATTAATCACAGAGGATAATTTAGAGAACTCAGTTGACTCATTTGTATGGATGGGCAACAACTTCGCAGGGTTACCAAATTCATCTTACGTAGATAACATGGGTAATGTGCGCGTGCTGCGTGTATACTGGAGATCTAAGAGACGTATTAAAAAGATTAAATCATTTGATCCACAAACAGGTGAAGAGTTATCTTCATTTAAGGATGAAACATATAGAATAAATCCATTCTTAGGTGAAGAATCTGAAGACCTATGGGTTAATGAAATTTGGGAAGGTACTAAAATTGGTAAAGATGTATATGTCAATATGCGTCCACGTCCCATTCAATATCTTCGCATGAATAATGTATCGGAGTGTCATGCTGGTATTATTGGTCAAGTATATAATACAAACCAAGCCAAGCCAGTATCACTACTTGATAGGATGAAGCCTTATCAGTATATGTTTGATGCCGTTAAGGATAGACTTAATAAGACCATTGCAAAGAACTATGGAAAAATTCTTGAACTAGACAAGGCTAGAATGCCTGCTGGTTGGGATTATCAAAAATGGCTATACTTTATTGAGCAGGATAATATATCAGTTGTAGATAGCTTTAAGGAAGGAACTAAGGGTGTTGCCACTGGCAAGCTTGCAGGAAACTTTAACACAACTGGACGACCACTAGATCTAGAGGTTGGAAATTCAATACAGTTATATATTAATTTGCTGGACTATCTCAAAGAAGAAATGTATGAGATATCTGGCGTATCCAAACAACGTCAAGGACAGGTTGAGAACCGCGAGACAGTTGGTGGTGTAGAGCGTGCCATTTCATCATCAGCAAACGTCACTGAAGAGCTTTTTGTTATACATGACAATGTACGCAAGCGTTGTTTACAGGCTATGCTAGAAACGGCTAAAATTGCCCTAAAAGGACGCAATAAGAAAATACAATATATTACTGATGATAAAGTAATGGCAATGCTTGATATTGATGGTGATGAATTTTCTGAAATGGATTATGACATCATGATTGATAATGACATGGGCGATAGAGAACTTAAGCAAAAACTTGAAGGGTTAGCACAAGCTGGTATTCAAAATCAAATGCTGTCATTTTCTACTGTAATGAAGATCTTTACAGATCCATCTTTATCATCAATTATGCGTCGTATTGAAAACGATGAAATTAACATGCAACAAAATAAACAGGCTGAGCAAGAAAATCAAGGAAAACAAATGCAGGCTCAGATAGAATCTAATGAAAGAGTTGCTCAATTACAAAGAGATTTAGAAAATCTTAAGAATGTAAGAGATAATGAAACCAAGGTTCAAATTGCACTTATAGGAAAAGAGGGAGATTATACAGAAGAAGATGCTTCTGACATTGAGAAAATTAAATTACAACGAGACAAGCTTGAGCAGGATTATAAGTTGAAAATGAAGGACTTAGAAGAAAAATCAAGACACAATATTGCAAGCGAATCAATAGCTAAAAACAAACCGCAAACATCTAAAAAATAAATATTATGGCAAGTGAATTATCATCATTAGTTGCAAGGTTATTAAAACAAGATACTGGAGTTGAAACTGGATGTCAGGATGCAGTATTATCAGATACCATTGATTTGGTTAATCCTGGTTATTTTGAACCAAGATTAATTGGTGGAAATATAAAATATACAGACTTTCATGGTAATGTTGGAACGTTAGTATTTGATGCAAAAGAACTGTCAAGGTTTAAGGCTAAAAGAATATGGTTAACAGGAACCACTGCTGACATGGGTATTAAAATTTATTATAAATAATGAATAATTCACTAACACTTGCAATACAAGGAAGGGTTCGACTTGGGGCAAATACGCCCATTCCACCCGATCCGGTAGGAACACCTGATTTTGATACGGTAGATTTTGATGATTTAGATTTTAATACAGGAGTAACACCATAAAAATAAATAAAATGAAAAGGATTTTAATTGTATTGGCAATCACATTGCTAATTTTTTCAACGAATAGTTTTGCCCAAAGAGAAACAGTGTTAAGTACAATTGATGTTAATTTACCAAGTTCGAGCAAGCTGACGGCTGCTCAACTTAGAACGGCATTAAAGTCTATCACTAATTCGGCATTTGATGGATTAGACACAAAAATAACTACTACCGCCGCTAATGCAACGTATTTTGTAAAGACAGATACAACATCGCTTACATCGATAGTTTACACGAAATCTGAGGTTGATGCTCTTATTGTTAGTCGTGCGAAGGAATTAGGTATTCCACGTCAGATATTTCCAGCCCTTACCGACACATACGCATTTCCATATTCAAAAACAGGAGATTTAAATGAAACTACCGTTTTGACGTTTACTATTCCTGCCAGTTCGATTGGTATAAATGGACATTTTGAGATGTTCATGGAGGCGGATTGGGTCGGTGCTGGTGGGTCTAAAGTGATTAGGGTGAAATTTGGAAGTACGGTTGTAGCAAACATTTACAGTGTAGCAGGAACTTCTGGAGCAAGAAATATACACGTATTTTCAAATCGTAGTTCTCATACTTCACACGTATGGGCAAATGTTTCAAGTGATCCTAGTTCGGGGGCAATTACAACCGCAGGAGCAATTGATTTTACGACGAATACTGGAATAAATACAGCATCGGACATTACATGCACGGTTACGATGCAGCTTGGCAATGCTGCCGATGTGCTGAGATTGCAAACGTTTTACTTGAAAGCATACTAAAATGAAAAGGACACTTTTATTTCTGGCTTTACTTTACAGTTTAGTAGCCAATTCTGCTATTCATTATGTCGCTGCAACTGGTGGCACGTTTACAACATTAGCAGAAGTTAATGCACATACATTCGTTGCAGGAGATCAGATTTTATTTAATAGGGGAGAAACATTCTACGGTTCGCTTACTATTTCACAATCTGGGACGTCGGGTAATCCAATTATTATCGGTGCATATGGTACAGGGGTAAATCCTATTATTACTGGATTCACAACGGTAACCGCATGGACTAATCAAGGTAGTAATATTTGGGAAAGTACAAGTTCAGTATCAACTTTGTCAACCTGTAATTTGGTTGCTGCAAATGATGTAAATACGGCTATGGGAAGATACCCTAATGCCGATGCCACTAATGGAGGTTATTTTACCTTTCAGTCACACTCTGGACTTACATCTGTAACAACAAGCAGTCTTACAGGAACTCCTAATTGGACAGGTGCAGAAATCAGGGTTAGGTGTTCGGCTTGGTCGTTTGGAAAATCGGTTGTTACAAGTCAGAGCGGTGGAACATTGAATTTTTCAGCACTTGATTCTTATGAACCACAGGACGGATTCGGGTTTTTCCTTCAGAATGATTTGAGAACGTTAGATCAAGCAGGTGAATGGTACTACAATCCTTCAACAAAGAAGTTAAGCATTTACGCTACATCGCAACCCACAAACGTTAAGGTTGCTTCTATCGAGAATCTTTTGACTATTAACGGCGATTATGTGAATGTTTCAAATGTCACTCTTTCGGGTGCAAATAGCTATGTTCTTTACAATGCTTCAAGTACAGTAGATCATATAACCATTTCTAACTGTTCAATTTTAAATTCAGGAAATGCAACCATTCAGTTTCGATGTGCCTTCCTTGATGTTCAAAACAATGAAATCGCTTATGCAAATAATAAAGGTGTTGGAATAGATAATTGCAGCAACGTAACTTTCAAAGGAAATAATGTTCACGACATATCTAAGTTTGCCGGAATGGGTAAATCTGGCAATGGGGCATTTTCAGGAATGAATGGGTATTATCAATCGAATGTACTGATTGAAGGAAATACATTTACTAACCTAGGTATGGCTGGTATTGAAGCGTATGGCGATAACATCACAATTAAGAATAATCTTGTTAATACGTTTGCTTTTGTGCTTGATGATACATCTGGAATATACACATTTGTCGGGGGTGGTACTCCTTTTACGATGGTTAGAATAGAAGGCAATATTGTATTAAATGCTGTTGGCGCACTGTATGGAACTAACTATTCTACATCATCTGCAAATGGGATTTATCTTGATGATAATTCAAACAATGTAGAAGTCTTGAATAATACAGTTTCAGGGTGTGCTGCTTATGGTATTTATCTCCACAATACAAATCATGTAAATGTTCACCACAACACGGTATATGACAATAAAACTCAATTGCTTATCAATGACAATTCCACTGGTGGCGTTGTTGAGCTCAATACAATAAAACACAATAATTTTATCTCAAAAACAGCAGCACAATTGGTTGCGTATATAACATCAAACGATAATAATATTACGTCTTTTGCGGTACTTGACAGCAATTATTACGCTCGTCCTATACAGGATGATTATACATTTACTATTAATCAGCCATCGACAGGAGTCTCAGCCAAAACACTTGCAGAGTGGAAAACATTTTCAAGTCAGGACTCGCATTCGTTAAAATCTCCTTTTTCGGTTGCATTGACTACGGATTTAAGATTAGATTACAACGCAACGGCAACTGTTAGTGATCCGATTTCTTTGGGTGAAAATTACAGGAATTTGGATAATGCAGATTTAACAACAGTAACGCTTCAGCCTTACTCATCAATATTTTTAATGAAACACGCTGCAAGAGTGACCAGAAAGCCAATTACTACGACGGAAAAGTTAGTTGTGTATCACAAAAAATCGCTGATGTATTGAGCCTTTGGACTATTTGAACCAAAATATAAATAATAATAAATAACGATGAGTGAGGATTCCATTAAAACAGCAGAAGAGCAACTGCACGCTCTGATAAATGAGAGTAATCTCGTTTTGACAAAGATGAAGGGTGAAAGTACGCTAATCTTTTCTAAATTACGAAAACTAATTAACGTCTTAATAACTGTTGGCGCAGGTATATTTATTACATTTCTATTTTCATTTGTAGACACTAGGTCTAGAATAGCAACTCTTGAATCTGAAAAAGTTACTACGGTTGAAATGAACAGTAAACTTGAAAGCTATGCATCTAAATCTAGTGTTATATTTCTACAAAATGATGTTTATGATATGAATAAAATGTTTTTTTCATACAGGCCAAATGTAGAAGAGCAGAAGATGGAATTAACTTATACTAGCGCATTAAAACAATTTAATGGCGACGTTAGTCGTGGTACTGAAAAAATTATAAATAAATAAATATATGGCAGCAATCGCAATATTCGCTACTTCTAATAGTAAGCAAACTGGAGTAGAACTCACTGATCTAACAGACTGGACTGCATTGGGAGTCCCAAGAAGTGTTTTGACTTCAATCTCAGTAGAGTTATATGGAACATCTTTAGTTACACCAGTATCTACATATGCATTAACAGCTCCAGAATTAGCCACATATGTTGCAGATGGATTTTTAGAGATCTTATTTACGACTCTTGCTGGATCTATAGCTATTAACGATGGTTGGTGGACTGTTCGTATGATCGCTAACTCTAATGCATATATAAGCAACTACAGTGGATTTGGAATATACTCTGACATAACCTATGGAGTATGGAGTTTAATCAACTCAGTACATACCCCACAAGAAGTAAAATATGACGCCGAAAGGATAGTTATACCAGCAATATTTCTTAAGGGTATTGGGTATCTTGATACTACAAATGTCAATTCTAGAGACGTTAAGTTTCAAAAAAGATTACTATCTTTGCAGAAGATGCTATTAAATATTTAAGATGATAACTCAAGAAACTATAAATTCTGAATTAGATTTAGCTAAGAGGATATACATATATTACTTAGATAAATTATCCACTTACTTAGCAATAGGTAGTGGATCATATGTTAATTGGTATAAAGATTTATGTACTCTTTATTATCTTACAGAGCAGCTTCAAAATGTATATATATCTGATAATGTTACTTACATTGCAGAAGTTGAAATTGACGAGGATGACTTTGCTATGATAACTAGAAGTATAAGAGAATATATTACTTACGATATTAGAGATATTGTTTATGCAGAGCTTGACAACACTGGTAAGGTTAAAGACTATTTAAGTCCATCAGTACCTCCTATTATTGTTACATATCAATCAGGATCAACTGCAATTCAATATATATCTCTATTGATAGAAACTGATGGGGTTACAGAGTTGACATTACCATTTAATATTGCAGATGTTAATCCTAATTCAATAACAGGAACTGTTAATGACAATGACCCAATGTATATTGTTTCTCCAGTAGAAGAGGGATTTCATATTATTGGGAATACATTATTCTGGCATACATATTATGAATTAAAAATTGGAGATATTCTTAGAATTGAATATGTTCTTACAGCATAATTATGGAATTTAGAACAATACGCCAAACTTCACATATAGATGGAATCAACAGAAATCCTGGAGCTGATGAACACGATAAGTCATTAGTTTGGGATAATACTGTAAGCAAATTTAAATACGTTTCATTTACAGCATCACTAGCAAATAGTAAAACAAATGCTGGATATGTTGCTAAAGGAGATGATGCATCTCTTGGTGGGTATATATGGAAGTTAGATTCAACTAAAAATCCAGCATGGAGAAAGGAAGATTTCTTAGTTTCAGCAACTAGGGTTGGTAATTCTGCTGTATTTACAATGAATGATAGCGCTACTAAAACATTAGCATTTGGAGCGCTCGCATGGCTTGATAATACTACTGGCTCTGTAGACAGTGTTTTTGGGCGTTTTGGAGCAGTTATAGCACAAAGTGGGGATTATACCGCAGCACAGGTAACAAATGCATTTAACAAGCCCGTAGACACCTTAGATGCGATATTAGAAGGAATAACTAATAAACATTTTACAACAGTATATAAAACTAAGGTTGATGACGCTTATGCAGCTATGCATACTCATTTAAATAAACCAGTCTTAGATTCAATAACAGATGCTGGTGGTGGCATTATTCCTTCTGCTGCTCAAATATCAGATTGGGACACTTATGGGCCAAATGATGAGCAGAACGTAATGGATACCGTTGATGCATTTATTCAAGACAATACTGGGATAACATGGGTCTATGATGATCTGTTAAATACTCTTACTCCAACTGTAGACCTTGGAGCATTCACTACTGATGATTTGCCAGAGAGTGCAACTAAAAAATATTATACAGCATTAAATAAGACAGTTGAATCAATAACATTACCTTCGAATACTACTGTTGCTGGTAGGTGTTCTAGTGCTATTAGTGGAGTAGATTATCCAACTGGATGGACTTTAACTCCCGCAACAAGTGAATATGACCTATTAATAACACACTCTCTTGGAAGAAAGATAACTGATATTACAGTATATTCAATAGATGGTTCTGATAATGAAAGAATATTACCTCCATTTAGTTCTGCATATACTGGAGTTTATGTTCCATCAGATGGCAATAGCATAGTAGTTGAAGGATTATCAACAAAAGAAACTAGACTTAGAGTAAATATAGTATTTGTATGATAGACGCAAGAGTATATAAACCAACAGTTGCTTGGGAAACATATATGGATGAAGTTGTTTTAACTTCAGAAGAAACAATATTAATACCAGCTATATATAGAGTTAAGGTTGTCCCAATAAATATAAATAATCCTGGAGCAGATTTGGCTTTAAAAGCAATTGGATATTATATACAAGATTATATTGGACACTACTATAGAATAACGGAAGTAAATGTTGGCGGAGATAGTTCTATAATAAAAGTCTCTGATGATTTTAGATTTGGAGAATGTCCACAGTCACATCAGATAGGCGTATTATTTAAATCAGTAGGCGAAGGAACAGCTCCATATTTATCTCCAGTTTATTCTAGACATTTATCTAGGTCTGCTATGGATGAAAATATTGGTATTGATCATGATATTTTATGGAGAAATGGATCAATCAGTGGTCGTGTTGAGTTTATTAATACACAGACCCCATCGCTATTAGACTATCAAACGAACTATTCTGTATATGGAGATATACCAAAGTTCGTTCTAATAACATACGACTCAGAAGGAATTGAATGGGAGAGGCAAGAAGTTCCAATCAGAAATTATGTTGATGGATTACTTGACTCAATAGTTTGGGATTTGTCTGATATATATAGTGGATATATAATAATAAGCAAATAAGTATGAGAAAAATATTAACAACATTAATACTACTGCTAACGGTAGCATTTTTATCTTTTGGTCAGGATGTTAAACCAATAGACCCTATTAACTTTAAGGCACTACAAAGTCCTTCTTTTAGTTATTACATGACTAATGAGAGTGTATGGATATATAAAGGAGCTACATATGGATGGACTGAGTTTCAGAACCGTAGAGATACGCTTAAGTTGTATGCAGGTAAAAACATAAGTTTAGTTCAAGACTATCCCAACCACGGAGTGACATATTCCGTAAAAGATAGTCTTGTTGGTATCGACTTTATTGACTTCACACAACAACAAAAACCCATTCATGGGGCGTATCGTTTGTTTGCTGATACAGTGGCTCATACCCTTGGATTTTACAATGACGAAGCTGACATTACTATGCAGATTGGTTCCGAGATGTGGTCTAGGGTTTACAATAACTCAGGATCAAACAAACTAAATGGTACTGTTGTTAGGATAACAGGATCAGAAGGAGACATTCCGACAATAAATTTAGCTTCTAATGATTATCACGTTACGGCAGATGGCGTTCTTGGTGTTGCTACTCACGACATAGAAACAAATACCTATGGATTCATAACCACGATAGGTGAGGTTCACGGATTAAACACATCATCTTGTCCTGAAGGCTCAATTCTGTATCTTGGGGTTAATGGTTCGTATACACACATAAGACCTCTAGCACCTAATTTTGTAGTTGAGATTGGAACATGTTTATTCTCTGACGCCGTTGATGGAACTATTTTAGTTAATATTAAAGGTTCTCCATACGATATTGTTCATAACTCTTTTAATGATATTTTCCTTGAAAGCATGAAGTTTACAGTAACTTCAAACGGAACTACAACAATAGGAAGTATTCAGCGCAATGGAGGCGGTGATTTAACGATGCAGTTTTCAAGTGGGTTTTCAACGCTTGATTGTACCCCAGCCGCAACAGTTACGTTAACTGCCGGAACCGCAACAATACCACAAACAAACTACGTTTATGTGCCAAAATCAAGCGGAGTTCTAACAGCATCAACAAGTGGATGGCCTTCAGAGGAACATATTAAAGTATCTGAGGTTGCTTGTCGCACGTCGGCATTAACACAAGCTGATGGGGTTTTAAGGAATCAGAATTGGAATGACCACATAGCCGCAGCTAATGGCTCTGGACACATATCGCATATAAATGAAAGGATAAGACGGCTAAACGCCGATTGGTATTCAGGAGTAGCACCAACGCTGACGATTGTTTCTGCTGCCAATCCAGACAATGTGTATTTTTCCAACACCGGAGGTAAGGTTTATCAGATGCACCAACAAGACTTCCCTGCTCAGGCAATGCCTACCGACGACATCCACGTTGTTAATCACTTCACAACGCCATATTCGACAACCACAAACCTAAACACACAATTAACAGATGCCCTTGGCGCAACATTAGTAAGTAAATCGTACAGCCTTGTTATTTGGGGCATACAGAATGAATCTGGCGAGCTTTCTCACTTAATGGTAAACTTACCCATCGGTAGTTATTTAAGTGCTACAAATGCGATTAAAGATGCTGATAACTACTCTGTGTACACAATACCAAACCAATTTAAAGGTGTTGGTTTTTTAATTGCACGAATAACGCTATCGCATAATCCGTCTAACTCCGGCACGTGGACGCTAGAGCAAATACAAGACTTAAGAGGTTATTTTCCCAATAATACAGCAGGGTCTGGATCGTCTGGATCAGGTGGCGGTGTCACTACTTATTTAGGATTACTAGATACACCGAATACCTATGCTAGTTCAGCCAATAAGCTACAGGGGGTAAACTCAGGCGAGACAGCCATTGAGAGTAAGGCGATGACCGTTACTCTTGCCGGAACAGCCAACATCCCATCGGGACAACAATACCAAATAAACGGAGGTTCTATTGTTGTTGATGCCATTAATGATGCTGTAACAACTACTGCACCAAGTCAGAATGCTGTATTTGATGCTTTGGCTTTGAAAGAAAACATTTCAAACAAAGAAAATACAACAGTTGATAATTCTACAACCAAATATCCGACTGTTAATTTATTAAAGACTTATGCTGACACAAAAGACCCATCAGTAACAAATGAAGGACAACTAAGTACGGTTGGAACAGCAAACAATGCAACCATTCAATCAAACACATCTGGCTCTAATATTTTGAATATTAAAGGAGCAGGGATAAATATAGCGTCTGCATCTGGTAATAATATTACAATAACAGGAACTGAAGTTGATGGAAGTATAACAAATGAAATTCAGGATTTGAGTTTGTCTGGGAATATTTTAACGTTATCTGGTGATGCTACAACAGTAGATGTCTCTCAGGCAACCGCCGTGGTCGCTAATACAGCAAAAGTTACCAATGCTACTCATACAGGGGATGCTACCGGAGCAACTGAACTAACCCTAAAGACCGTAAACAGCAATATTGGAACTTACAATAATGTAACTATAAATGCTAAAGGGTTAGCTACCGCAGGATCAAATGTGGCTTATTTGACTTCAGAGATAGATGGGTCGGTCAGCAATGAAGGTTCTTTAACGGCTACTGATAAAACAACTTACAGTAAAAACATTCATTCAAATACTTCGGGTTCTACCGATGTAGTAATGAGAGTAGATAGTATTATTCCGGCATTATTAATATCAAGGCTAAACAATAAAATTACCTTAAAGGCTGATACTACTGTATTAATGAAGAAGTCAACAGTTTCGGCAATGTATGAGCCTAAATTTTCAAAAAGCACCGCATTTAATAAAAACTTTGGTACAACTGCCGGGACTGTTTTAGAGGGTCGAACTTTTGGAACTGCTTCAGGTAATAATACAGGGGATTTTATACAGAACCAGAATGCAAGTGCGCAGGCTGCTAATATGTGGATTAGTGGTAGTGGTCTATTTGATTCAGGGATTACAATATCAGGTCTAAATAGAGGCTCTGGAACAACACCGTTAATATTTTCAGATACTAATGAATCTTTAAGTGAACGCTCTTGGAGATTCATACAATCACAACAAGCATACGGAGATTTTCAATTACAACAAGCAACTACTCATTTAGGCTCAACATTTCAAAGTATTTTAAGATTTAATCAAACAGGTGAAGCATTTTTTAATTCTGCTATAAATGCAATAACAGCTAAACTAACTAACCTAACCGATGGTTATTTGCCTTACCACATTAGTGATGCTAGTGGGTTGGGAAATAGTCCTATTTATACGGATGGGACTAATAATGTGGGTATTGGTGTTATTCCAACGATACCAAGTGGAAATACTGTAAATATAGAACTTGATGGAGGTAATACTATTGCATCAAGATTATATAATACCCCTCAATTATATATTTCAAGTAATGCAGTAGGAACAGGTTATTCACCAATATATAAAGTTGACGGATATGCTACACAATATCAAATGCAAGGTTTTGATGGTATGCATCATTTTTTAACAGCATCTAGCGGAATTGCTGGAAATGCCGTATCTTTTATAGAAAGAATGACAATTACAAATGTAGGTAATGTTGGAATAGGCTACTCCACAGGCACTGAGATAACCAACAACAAGTTGGCTGTTAATGGTAGTGGGTATTTTAATGGTGCATTTTCAGTACAAGGAGAATCTACATTAATAAACATTAAGGCAAATAATTTAATGTTTAATTCTGCAAATAAAGGCATAGGTTTTAATAGAAATGTACTTAATGGCGATATTTTTGATATATCAAAAGGGGCATTTCAAATTCAACATATAGATAAAACTCTTGAATTCCAAGCTTATAATGGTGCTAATTTATTTAACTTTCAAGATAAAATAAATACAACAAGTTATCTACTAAACGGAGTTAATTTATTTAGTTCTTTGAGTAATGGTTTTTCAAGTAATTGGGACGGAACTAAGTTCGTAAATGGATACAATAACTCTCAACAATCTCTTTCAGGTACTAATGTGACATGGAATCTAGCAAATGGAAAAGATGCTGCAATAACTCTTACGGGAAATACAGTTATCACGCTTACAAATGCCACACAGGGGTTAACAGGCACTTTATGGGTGACCAACCCATCGACAGTTTACACAATCACCTTTGCCGGATATGCAAACTCAATTGATCCTTTCATCAGGCTTGCTTCAAACATCGTAATCACATCAGGAGGAAGTAAGTTCGATGATTATAGTTTTAAATATAATGGGACTAAAATGAATTGGAACGGAACTTTAGACAGACAATAATATGATATTTTATAGACAAAATATGAAACAAATACTATTGATAATTGGCCTTCTAATTGGGTTAAACTCATTTGCCCAAGATGATTTCTTTTGGAGTTATTCACACCCACAGCTTTACGATACTATCACATTAAAAGTTACTGCTCAGCAAAATGTTAGTTTAAGTGGAATATTCACAACATACTCAGGTGATTCTTTAACATTTATTGATCAACTTGGCGTTCATAAGAAACTACCATCTGGAACAGCAACATCTTCATTTCCATTAACTATATCTAACGGAGAAACCGGATATTTAGTTACTAAAAGAAATGATCTAAGATTAATAAATTATACAAATATATTTGGTGATCTAAATTTCTATGATATAAGTAGCGCAAAAAGATTACAGGATTTTGAATTGAGCTTTAGGGGAAATATTACCTCAAATATATTCACTGAAAACAAAGCATTAGAGGTCTTAACCCTTAATGAATCATTTGTTTCTATTCCGTCAAATATATTAAATCTTTCAAATAACAATCTTTTAAAGGAAATTTATATACAAAATACACCAATAGCATCATTATTATTACCAACTAGTCCAGATTTAGCTAGTATTTCCATATTTGAAAATCAACAGTTAACATCAATAACTTTTGGCGATTTAAGTTCAACAGTTTGGTTATTTTATGCCTATAATTCACATTTTGATCAAACAAATATTGATAAAATATTAAAGTATTTTGTGGATTCGAATCGTAATCCGTTTGCATTAGGAACTTATGGAACGGATTATATTAATCTATGTGGATCAAGAAACGGATATCCAAGTTCAACTGGGTATGGATATGTTTCAACACTAACCAGTAGGGGGTGGTATGTATGTGTAAATAACAACACAACTACGCCAATTGTTTCTACTGATGATGCAACTATGGTGAGTTCAACATCAGCAACGCTAGGAGGAAATGCTTCATCGGATGGTGGAGCGGCAATAACAGCTAGAGGAGTGGCTTATGGAACGTCATCGAATCCCACGACGGCAGGTTCTCATACAACATTGGGAACGGGAGTAGGTTTATTTTCATCAAATGTAACTGGATTATCATCAAGCACCACTTATCACATGAGGGCGTATGCTACAAACTCTAATGGGACTTCATATGGTGCGGATAAGACTTTCACGACAACAAGCGCAATCCAAACCGTACCGGAGTTAATTACAACTGCACCAACATCAATTACAACGACAACAGCATCGAGTGGTGGCACAATAACCTTCGATGGAAACTATGAAATAATAGAAAAGGGTGTTTGTTGGTCAACTTCCCCAAGTCCAAATTACAATAACTCAAAAACAAACGAGGGAAGTGGTACAGCTAGCTTTATATCTAGTATAACCGGACTTTCGCCAAATACAACTTATTATCTCAGAGCATACGCACGAAATAGGAAGATTGATGGAATAACAACTTATGCAACCGGATATGGGCAGGAAGAAGTATTTAAAACAGCGTCAAGCAGCGAATGTAATTTACCTACCGTAACAACTAGTTCGATTAATTCAATAACTACAAATTCAGCGAATGGAGGGGGAAATGTAACGAATGATGGTGGATGTGAAGTAACTGTAAAGGGATTGTGTTGGTCAACATCGACAAATCCAACAACATCAAATTTCCATACAACAGATGGAAGTGGGTTAGGTGCTTTTAGTAGTTCGATAACCGGATTAACTTGTGGCACTACTTATTATGTTAGGGCATACGCTACTAACAGTTCAGGGACTGCATATGGTAATCAGGTTAGTTTTATGGCAACGCATACCCCTGTTTATCAATTTTTATTTAATTTCTTCGTTCATACCGACCTATGTGGAGATTATAATTTCACTTCTAGCGAAGCCCTAGCGTGCCAAGCTTTATCTGAATTTAGAAACCCTTCATGCGCATCTACTACACTAAACAGCTTGACAGGTAGATTTGTGAGCATAAATTCATCAACGTTATCAATTGGACAACAAACATATAGAAAACCTTCACAAAGCTCAATAGAGTGGTGTTTAAATTCAGATACAGGATATTATTTATACATACAAAGTGTTGGAAGTGAATTTATAGTCCATTTGATAAATGGAGTTATAGATTCAATAACGCCATGTCCATAATGAAACTATCGGATTTGACAATTAAAATAAATATCGTACCTTTGTTGAAATTATTGCTAATTAAGAAGCAACGAGCAAAGCTACATGAGTATTATTATTCACTTATAAATAAATTAAAATGAGTAACGTTGGTTATTTAACAGAAAAGAGAGAGGAAACTATTGCTAAGTTTTTAGATGCTTCTATTGACTTTGGTAGTCTATTGAAAGGTCAAAAGAAAATCCTTGGAATATTTAGTCTAGGTAATTTTCTAGAACGCAACGATCGAAGGATTTTTAAAATGATGCTTGGAATTCTAGACGACAAAGTTATTGGAGCTAATCCTAATCAAGATGTGAAAGACACAATTGATAAAGCATTGGCATTTCTTGAAAATGGTGATGTTGTGGGATTTGATAATTATATCGCTGGAGTATTAGCAGATGTAATCGAAACTCCATTTGGAGTTATTGAGAAGCAGATATTCTTATCTGTATTAATGATGTTTAACGGTCTTATCGCAAAGGCTCTAGTTAAAATAGAGTCTAAGATTAATGAGGCTGATTCTGAAGTATAAATTAATTTAAAACTATTATCATGTTAGCAAACTGGAAAACCACATTAGTTGGTATCGTTGGAGCAGTATTCTCTGTAGTATGGCCATTAGTCTCTACTGGAGGCGTAGATATTAAAGATGTTATCTCTGCTGGAGTATTGGCAATATTAGGATATCTAGCTAAAGATGCTGGAGTCACTGGGACTAAAATTTAATTAGTTTGTGGGGGATTAAATTCTCCCACTTTAATTTTTAACTATACTATCAATGGATAAAGAAAAACTTAAATTACAGTTACTGATTGATGAGGGAATTGAAATATTTCCATACAAAGACTCTTTGGGAATTTATTCAATCGGCGTTGGTAGAAATTTAGAAGGCAAAGGACTTAGCTCAAGCGAATTATTCTTCCTTGGCATAAAGCTTAAGGACAAATATGAAATCATTGAGTTGCTTAAGAAACGTGGTTTAACCAAAGACGAAGTTTTTTACTTGTTAGATAATGATGTAGATGAAGTTGTATCGCAGTTATCGAATAGATTACCTTGGTTAATAGATAAGCCGGATGAAGTAATGTCAGTTTTATCAAATATGACATTCAATATGGGAATAAATGGATTGCTTAAATTTAAAAACACATTAGCACTTCTTAAAGACTCTCGTTGGAATGAAGCTGCTGATGAAATGCTTAAAAGCCGATGGACAATTCAAGTAGGAGCTCGTGCAAAACGATTAAGCGATAGGATAAGAAACTTAAATAAATAATAATGACACAAAGTAAAAGCACTAAGGAAGAAGAGAAACAATTGGAACTGTGCGCAATTTCTAAAGAGGTTGCAGTAGAAAGACTTAACAAACTAGTTGAAAAACATCAAGACATTTTTGATGAATACAACATGTGGATCTCAGTAATTAATTCACCAATTAAGATGGTCGATACGGAAGAGTCAACATCTGAAGTTGCGAATTAGCTATATAACACTTTTGGCTTCATGCTAAAAATGTATACTATATATTTTTTATTGGTTATAATGTTATAAATTTGTAGAAGAATTATGAAAGGAATGGAAATTTTTAATGATGATGATCAGTCAGATGACTTTTTGGAATATGACGATAATCTCTTATTAAAGCAAGGCGATGATGCAAATGATGCAGATGTACCACCGGAACCAATAAAGTCCGGCAAAACGCCTAAAAATGGCCAAAAACAGGCTAAGGATGATGACGATGACGATAATGATGTAGACGACGATTCGGATGAACCAGATCTCATACTCCCCTCTGGAAGGAGCAATAGCTCAGATGATACTGATTCGAATTCTTCTACACTCAGTCCAAAGTTCTTTTCTTCCTTAGTGCAAGCTCTCAAGGAGGGGGGTATTTTAGAAGATGTTAAAGACGAAGATATTAAGTCGCAAGAAGATTTCTTCAATGTTTTAGAAGAAAGTATTAAAGCTAGAGAGTTTGCTGATTTGGATGATAACCAAAAAGCCTATTTAGAAGCGTTAAGAACTGGTATTCCACATGAAGAAATTGCTGCTCATCAAAGAAACATCGAGGCATATAATTCAATTACTGAAGATGTATTAGCCGAAGACTCAGATGATGGCGCTGACTTACGCAGAACGATTATTATGAATAACTTTATCACTAAGGGCATTGCTGAAGTAAAGGCAAAGAAACTTACAGATAAAATATTTGATGCTGGTGAGGATATTGAAGAAGCCACTGAATCTCTCAATGAATTAAAGACAGTAGAGAAACAGCAGTTTGAATCTAATAAGCAAGCAAAAGCAGCCGCTAAAGCTGCACAGGCAAAAGCAGAGAAAGAGTCTGTTGATAAACTCAATAAGATCGTTAAAGAGACTAAAGAGTTGATCCCTGGGTTGCAAATCCCACAGACAATGAAAAACAACATTGTAAAAGGACTTACTCAACCAGTTGCTTACACCGAGGATAATAGACCTCTAGATATTATTTCAAAGTATCTATATGATAATCCAGTTGACGGTAGATTTAAATTAGCATACTTGCTTACTGTCACTGATGGAATGAAAAAAATGAATGTGCTGGAGAATAAGAAAGCAAAGAGTAATGCCTTTAAAGAATTAGAAAGTGCAATGCGTGCTACAGATTCTGGCGGAACAGTTGGGTTTAATGATGGAGATGGCAATGATGTCAAGTTCGATTGGAACAACTGGGAAATACAATAAGATAAAAATTAATTTGTTTGATATATGAAACTACAAAAATTTCAGATGACAGACGCGAAATACTTCAAAGGTTTGATTTCTGCAGAGAATCACCTTGGAGCAATTTTTCAGCGTCAACCACAAAAACTTGGTGGTAATATGGTGCAGTTGCTTGCCTATAATAGAGGTAAGTCACTCGAAGAAACATTGTCACAATTCCCTACATTAGTATTGGAATCTGACGATGAATTTACTTGGGAACTCATTGGTAGTTCTGCCCGTAACATTCAGTTAGTGGAAGCTCGTGTTGGAGCTAGTGTTGTAACCGCTGCTACATTTAATGTAGGTGCTGCCGGTTCAAGTTTTAAACTCGTATTTGGCGAAGACTGGTTTGCTGATGGTGAAGTTATCGTTGGTGAAAAGAATGAAGTCTATCCATTGCGTATTTTAGGTGAAGCTTCTTTTGAAGGTACTAATGCTGTTTATACAGTAGAACTAATGGGAGTTAATCCCAATGGTATGCCTGGTGAAGAATTGGTTTCTGGCAAACGCTTCTCTAAAGAGTTTAACCCTGTAGAATCTGAAGGTTCTCGTAAAGTTGGTGATTTGCGTTTTGCATCTCCATTGGCTATGCGTAATGAATTCTCTCATCTGCGTATTCAGCACAAAGTCTATGGCTCTATGCTTAAACGTAAAATGATCACTGCTATTCCAGTTGCTCCACGTGAAGGTGGCGCTCCTAAGTTATTCCCAATGTGGATGCACTATGTGGACTATCAGTTGGAAGCTGAATTCTCTGCTGACAAAAACCGTCTATTGATGTTTGCTCGCTCTAACCGTGATGAATGGGGACAGTATGCTAACGTTGGTAAATCTGGTAACGTAATTAAACAGGGTGCTGGTATTCGTGAGCAAATGGAAGTTTCATACACTCACTTCTACTCTACATTCAAACTTAAAGTAATTGAAGACGCTCTTTATCAATTGTCAGAATCTAAGTTGGGTATGGACAACCGTACTTTCATCTTAAAAACTGGTGAACGTGGAGCTG